GGGGATGTGATGGAGCAACGCCAGCTCCGGCCACTGCCGGCGGATAGAAGGCTGCTGGCTCCACTTGATGACATTTGCCTGATGCTGGGCCTCACTTGCCATTCTCTATCACCTCCACGAAGGTCACGGTCTTATTGCTCCTCGGGTCCTTCTCCTTGCCCTGACGGACGGTGTACCCATTCCGGGCGAGAATCACGATCACCTGATCGCGGTCTTCCGCTTTTGATACATACAGCTTCATGCGCCCCTCCGTTTCTTTGGCTCATTCAGAAGCCTGTTCAGGATCTGGCTTGCGTCACCTTTGCTGAGGTTGGCGATGTCAAACCCCTTACAGCGCTTTTTGATGATTTCCAGCTGCTTTGCCGTTGCGGGAGACTTTCCCCATTTCCGCACGGCCTGCAGATCCCATAGCATCCGATCATTTTGATGGTCCCGGATCAGCGTAAGGTATGCCCGGTCAAGCGCTTCCTGCATCCCGCAGCGGGAGCCGTTGGGTAGATTTACCATGCCCAAAGCATCCGGGCAGGGGATTGTCATACGCTGCTTATTAGCCAGGGAACACACCAGTGAGCCGTCCGGCATCTTGAACCAGTTAACGTCATGGGTCTGATACTTCATTTCCTGTGCCCACAGATCTACCAGGTGGATGTTCTTCACCCAGCTCTCCGGAGAATCGGAGGCTACCTCAATCTTCTCCGGCAACTCAAACAGATCTCCCTCGATATCCTTCTCTTTCCGTTTCGGCACATTATCCATGTCGATACCAAGTAAGGAGGGTGCCGTACACAGGGACGCCTTTCCGGTAATGCCCACGCAGTCGATCAGCTCCAGGCGTTCTTTCCCCGGATAGAGCCGAAGGCCGCGCCCTACCATCTGAGCATATAGGCTTTCTGACTGCGTCGGCCTCGCCACGATGACCGTTTCCACCCGTGGAATATCGGTGCCCTCGGTGAATACCATGCAGTTGACGATGCAGGGGATCTCGCCGGCAGTAAAAGCATCAATGATGGCGGAACGGTTCTTGGTTTCGCCGGTAACCACCACAGCCCCCTGAATCCTCTTGGCAATTTCTTCAGCTTGATGTACACTGACAGCGAAGATCAGCGTGGCGCCCACAGCCATATCTCTGTAAGCCTGTGCAATGGCATCTGCGGTGCCGTCCATGGCCTGATCCAGTTCGCCGGGTGCGTAATCGCCCTGGCGGGTATGAACTGCGGTGATGTCGAACCCAATGTCTACCCGCCGGCAATGGATATCACAGAGATAGCCGTTCTTCACTCCCCAGCACAGATCTCTCTGGAAGATGATCTTGCTGAAGACCGTATCCAGGCGAACCTTATCTCCTCTGTTTGGCGTTGCGGTGAAGCCGATCAGCTTCTCCGGGCGAAAGTAATCAAAGATTTTCCGGTATGTACTGGCAGCTGCGTGATGGGCCTCGTCGCAGATAATGAGACGGAAGTCCTCCGGATCGAAGTCGCTCAGACGGCGCGCCAACGTCTGAATGCTGGCACTGACAACCTCCTCGCCGTGGCTGTGCTGCTTGGCACGTTCAATACCGTAGGAGCAGTTGAAGTATTTGCGCGGCTGCTCCACCAGTTCTTCACGGTGGGACAGGATCAGCATTCTCTCCCCGTGCCGGGGGATATTCGCAAAAGTAACTGTTTTTCCGAGGCCTGTTGCCATCTGGGCGAGGAACGCACCAGGCGGCTGCGCCTCGATGGTTTCAATACATTCGGCTTGATATGGCCTTAGTTCCATAATTTTCCTCCAAAAAACGTGGAACTGTGGAACAGCGTGGAACTTGTGTTCCACACTTGAAAGCCTTGTGCCACAACGGATACAGGTAAACCGTGGAACCGTGGAACAAATTTTTCAAAAATTTCCACGAAAATGTGTGTATATAAATTACTCGAACAAACGTACACACACGCACATTCTTAAATATGCTGTATTTTCTGTTCCACAGTTCCACACCCCTCTAAAAATGATGTTGTAGCCCTTGTGCCGCAACGGTTACAGCCTGTGGAACACCAGTTCCACACCTGTTCCCCAAGTTCCACACTATAGCGGCTGCTCATCCGGATCAGCTTCGTCATCCAGTTCAACCGAGGGCAGCCGCAGACAGAAACACTCTGTAGGGATTCCATTGATCCGCTTTCCCTTGGTGTTGGCCCGTCCCCGGGTCTCGATCAAGTTTGACTGCTTCAGGTATGAGATCATGGCCGCAGTCGAATATCCGGCGTCCTGCAGGATGCGTTCAAAGACAGAGCGGATGATATATGCCCGCCCATCTTCCAATGCGCCCAGGACCTCTATATTGGGGTTCTCCGAGCGGCCGCACAGTTTATTGGAATTCTGCGTGACCCAGTCGCACAGGTACTTATAGCCCCTGTCGCCGGCGGACACCGCCGCTTTGGACGCCAGGAACTCTGATACCTGCTCAATCGTCAACGGCTGCTGGCTGGAGAATATCCACTGACAGGCCAGCTCGTCCGCCAGGATGATTGCGGCAGCGGCCATGGCCTGCTTCTCCGTGGTGTCGCGGTCACTGAGAATCCGAAACAGTTCCCGGTACCGCTCTGACACCTGATCCACCACACCCGGCTGGTAGAGCTGTTCTACAAACTTTTTTCCGGCAAAGCCATAATTCCGCTTTACCGCGCCTGAAATCCGCATGCCATCCCGGATAACCGCCTGTGCGGATTTACATTCAATATCAATGACACGGTTCACGGCGCCGGCGCCGCTGGCCGTTCCAGTTAAGGGGGATTCACCTGTAGTCAGGATGCAGTTCCTCCATGTTGGCGTCAGATCCACGCCACCGGAGCGGTTGCCACGGGTTCGGCCAACGCCCTGTGCCAGCTTATAAACATCGAATGTAGTACGGCCTTTGCTGTCCTTAGCGAGCTGAAGCTCATCCAGACAGAATGGCAGATTGTTCAGAAACGCGGCTGTCTTCTCCATGCCGACCACGGTACCGTCAAAGGTCTTGACATAAGCGCCTACAGCAGGGTCTCCCCATACGCTGGCGGCCACCATCAGAGCCACCGTCTTGCCGGTGCCTGAATCAACACCCCATAAATGGACAAAGAATGGGAGACAGTTCAGCGGCTCCAGCAGTACCGAGGCGAAGGAAGCCGCCAGGATGATCTTTGCCGTTGTGGACATCTCCCGAACCTCCGCCGCCGTTTCCAGCCATTTTGTTTCAGAGCCCCGGCTCCGGACCGTCTGGAACATCGCCTTGAAGTTGGCGTCACCGTCAAAAATCAGGCCGTCAACAAAAGGTGAAAAGCCCTCGTCCGGTATGTAGCCGAAGCGTCCGATGCTCTTTTTCTCCGGAATCAAATAATAATTCATGTTTTCCATGTCGGAGATGTACTGAATAAAAGCCCTGGCGTTCTGGCTGGTCACCGCAATGCCGGAGCCAGCCAGCTCCGTGACCTTATTGGAACTGGCCAGCACCGTCTTGCTGACGATGATCTTTCTCCAGATGGTGCCCTTCCGGAATGCCAGCTGAAGCTTTTCTTCACCCGTGTCAATATTCACCAACCGTTCCACCGGCATGATCGGATGCGGACAGGCAACCTCATCGTTATAGCCGTTCTTCTTAAAAATGCCGCTGTCATCTGCCTCCCAGTCGCCGGCATTGAGCTCCAGCGGCTGGTTCGTGAAGTTGGTAACGTTATCGATATAAATGGTGCCGCTCTGGGCCTTCAGACTTTCCACGTATTTCTTGTACATGGTCTTGAAGCCTTTGAATCCCTTGGAAACGGAATATGCCGCCAGTTCCTCCATCTTGGCCGCATGAGTGAAAGGCTCCTTGTGATACGCATACAGCGCCTCATACGGCGTTGTGGTTAAAAAATCATCTTTTTCGAAGCTCCATTCTTCACTCATAGCTATCTCCCTATATTCTGATCCAGCCACCATTCAAGGACTGGTAGTTTCTTGGCCGCCTCCGCATACAGAGGATGGATGTATCCGACGATATCCGGGGAAAGAAATTTTTGAGCTTCCCATAACTGTCGGTATTCTGCCGCTTTCTCTCGATACAACGCCGCAGCGGCTTCTTTTTCCTGTGCTTCTCGCCGGCGAGCTTCCAGCAGAGCGGATCTCTCTGCCATGCTGGGACGCTCGCCGGTGAGACCAAGTCCAAAATCACAGTTGAGCTTCAGGCACGCTTGCGCGAAACCGAGTCCAAACAGCCGCATTACAAAATCAATCACGCTTCCGCCGGCGCCGCAGCCAAAGCAATGCCAGCCGGTCTTGTTCCCATCGTAGACCTTCAGACTGCCGTGATTGTCTCCGGCATGAAAAGGACACTGGATATAACCGCCGCGATCCGGATGAAAGCCATACAGCTCCACCACCTGACGAACTGTCAAATGTTCCTTGATCTGTCGGGCCAGATCATTCCCAGGCATCCGCGGCCAGCTCCTTGTAATTCAGGATGGCAGTCAGGTGCTTGGTGGCTTTACAGTAGTCGCAAT